GATCAGCAACACCATCGCGATGAGCAGTCGGGTGAGCACGGGTTACGGCTTATCCGGCCATACCGGCCAGCTTTTCATCGCCTCGATGTCGTCCACCGGCGGCTTCGGTGCTGTGGCTGGCAGATCGCGCAGGGCTTGCCGATATGCTTTTTGTTCGTCGCTCATCGTGAGGTCGCTGCTTGCCCACCAATCCGTCTCGGCTAGGCGACGATTGCGTTCCTCGCGGAGATCAGCCATTGCTTTTGCTGGCACATATTCTGCGGTCCAAGTATTCAAATCTTCTTGAGATGGGATATCGCCGGGGTACTCCGTGATGACATCATCCCGTGTAACCACGCCTTGAATGCCCGGAAATTTCCATTCAATTACACTTATGATGCTCATGTCAGAATCTCCATCACCGTAATGTGAGAGTCATGTACTCCGCTCGAATCAACGCCGTTGACGTTGACGAGAACCGACCCGGATGTTGCTTTTGCATAAACTTCATAAACAGTTGCGCTGGTGGTTGACGGCGAATCTAAAACTGAGAGCGACAACGCTCTGCCCTGTCCCGCACCCGCGTCTCGACCATAAGCCTCGGTTGCCGTGATAATGCTCCCCGCTCGAAAGAGCGCAAAATGCGTGTGCTGATCGCCGCTCGAACAACCCGTGGCGCCGAGGGTCGCTATCACGAAAACTTTACTGCTCGTTGCACTTGGCGTGATGGTGACGGTGCATCCCGTTGCGGTGTAACTCGTGTTTGACGTCGTAAATTTTGTTGACAACACCCCGGAGACAACCTGTGCAACTTTGCCGGCGCCTGCAGCGGCTTGGAAAGTCGGCGCCGCGCCAGCGCCGTTGCTTGTCAGCACTTGACCACTACTGCCGGTCGCAACATGCGCCGGATTGCCGCTTGAGTCGTAGGTAATGAGATTGCCGTCAGTCCCCGACGCCATCTTGGCGAGGCTCACCGCATCGTCCGCAATCATCGCCGTGGCAACCTGAGCGTAGCTTGGGTCTGTTCCGTCACTCGTCAAAACGGTATTTGCTGAACCGGCAGCGAGACGCGCCGTCGCGTTTGAGCTATCACGGACGATGATGTCGCCGCGTGTCGTCATCGGATCGGCGAGGCTACCCGCGTTGCCAGTGCGGACAAACGACACAAGCACCGCGTCGCTATTGCTAAAGCTGCCGTTGCTTACAACGTGCGTGACTGCGAGCTTGACGTAGCCGCTCGCGTCTGTGCTGGCACCGCTGATCTTGTACGTTGCAAAATTTTGTTGCGCCGACTTTTTGGTAATTGTGACTTGCCCGCGATCGGACGTTTGCGTCGAATCATCCCACGTAAGAATGAACGCGCTGACATCGGGATTGCCGCTCGCCGCTGTGCTGTCATCAATAAAAATTTGCGACACACTGCCAAGCGTTCCGTTGTTTAAACGGATTTGCCCGGCACCGGGGTCGCTGTCGCTTGTCGTAGTGGAGAACGTATAGAGCAAGCCGCCAACGCCATCGGTGCCATCGCTACCGGCTGCGCCACCCGATCCTGTTGCACCCTGTGCCCCGGTGGACCCTACGGGGACACCTAACGATAGTGCCCCGGTTGAAGAATTGAACGAGACAGTCGCGCTTTGAGAATTGCCTGATCCATCGACCGCGACATTGCTTACCGCCACTGTATTGACGCGCCCGGTCGTCGTTTCCAACGCTGTGCCGTTGCTGTCATAAGCGATCAGCTTGCTTGCCTGATCAGACGCCGTGTCAGCATAAGGAAAGAACAGCGGACCCGATGTGCCGGTGCCGCTCGTCGTACGGTTGACTGTGGCAGGCAGTTGAATGTTGCGAGACAGCAGTGTCTCAATCTGCTGATCGTTAATGGTCAATCGGTCGAGTGCGTCATTGATGCTCGCCGCTGTGAAATCGCCACCCGTGCTGTAGTCCGTCGTTCGCTCAATCGCCTGATCGCTCTCGATCGTGACGATTGCATTGTTGGCTGGCGCGTTGCCCGACGTAAACGTGACGGTGCCCGTACCGTCCGCGTTGAGTGACGTCGTGTAGTGTGTCGTCACCGTCTTGGTCGTGGTGCCTTCGCTGACCTTGATGTCTCCGGCCGCAAGCACTTTGAACGAGAACGAAAACGGCCCAAGGTTGCTGCCGTTGCCGGTGTACTGTACTCGACGGTGGACTGCGTTGACTGTGATGCTCATGGCACTATTCCGATTGCTGCGTTGCGACTACTGACATATTACCGAAAATCAAGAAACGACGGCATGGCTTCATCATACCAGCCGCCTTGCGGCACGGCTTTGCCTAACCGCATGATACCCTCATCGTATATCTTTTTACGTTGCGCTAATGACCCACGGGCATCAACAGACACCTCACCATCCACCATCTCAAACATTTCATCGAGTACAATATCCTTGCGTGAGTTTAGCACCTCACGCAGCATGTTGAGCTTGTCGCCATCATAGGCGTCTTCATACGCCTGCAATTGCATTGTCTCGTACAACTCATCAACAAATGTCAGTGTGGTTTCCTCGTCACCAACAATGCGGTCAGGCATCGGTGAGTTAATCCGTATGATCATCTCATTGTATTCTTCGACCGACATCTTGACGCCGCGCTGAGTGTCCTTTGGCTCACGCACGCCAAGGCCCAAGTTAATCATCTCCTTGTCTACCAAAGCCCCACGGCCTCGCTTGCTGCCGGTGTGCGTCTCTGTGCCATACCAACGAACAGGCGAGATCATGCACCACACACCATTCTCGCACTGCGTCGGTTTCTCTGCGTACATATTCAGCTTCACCTCAACGTCTTCGCTCAAGATCGGCGTGCGTGACTTCACTCTGTTTAGGGCTTCGTACCACCCCCGGCGTGCGCTGCTGACGTAATACCGACCAGCCAACTGCTCATCCGTTGGCTTAACATTACTCGCTTCGGGATCAATCGTCCGCTCAACCGTAGCGACTAGACTGCTATAAGGCATAACCGCAGCCATTCCAGCCTGCGAATATTTCTTGGCAATAAGTTCCTGCGCTCGCGATATCCGCTGATCTATATTTTCATACTGCTGCCCGAATACCTCCATGATGTCGGTGAAACCTTCCATCATCGGCATCGTGCCCAATTGCTTGCCGACAGACTTGCCGGTGTTCACCGTATCCACAAAGAAATTATCCTCTGCGAGAACCGCACCCGCCATTGCATACATTGCCTGCGTGTCTTCGTCGCTGCCATAAGTACTGAAATTAGCAAGATCACCTGCCATAGATAAAAGGCCGGAAATTGGCTGAAACCGATCAATACCAATTTGGTGATATGACCCATCGTCTTGGCGTATGCCGATCGAATACGGCATAATTTTGCTGCGTATCCACAACTGACGCATTGCCGGATCATCGGGATATGCCCCGGTTATGCGTATGCCATCAACCATCTCGCCGCTTGCTAGATACGATAAGGTGGCAAGCAGCCCGGTGCCCATGACAACACGCGACAGTGCCATGTCTGCCTCTGCCCCACCCTTGCTCATCGCTCGATAGAAACGTGGCGTGAGGACAGCCAACGGCGTCCGCGCTGCCATCTCGTTCACAATCCACTGCGGTGTCTTATAAAACGCAATGATCGGCTTTATCAGCGGGTGCGACATATATACACCGACGCGCTTTTGAAACCCTTCAAGGGGAGCTTGAAAAGTACCACGCAAGGCGTAATCTATTGCGGCCTCATTTACGTCATCGTCCAAACCGGAAAGCATGCGCTGTGCTTCCATACGCATAACGTCGTCGCTTGCGCCCTCTTTCTTCAACCGATTTAGACGGCGCAGAGTCTGCGCCTCTAGTTCTTGCTGATATGAGATGCCCTTTGCAAACTCATCCTCAAGCAGCAACAGGCGCGGACCAAGGGCACGGACAATAATTCCGGTATAATCAACAAACCGGCCCAACGCATTCAATTGCCCTTCTTTTGACAAAAACGGTGCCTCACCGTCTTTGGGTATCCCAAGGTAATCAGCGCTAATGGCTTTTGTCTGATCGTCCAGCAGGTCGATCTTGCTTGCGCCCTCAATTTCACCTGTCGGGCCCCTACGACCAAATTGCTTTTCTTCTGTCGCTAACGCTTTCATACCCGCTTTTGTACCGTTAACGATGCCGCGCACCGTTGCCTGCGCCATCACGATTGCTTCCTCGGCATAAACGCGGTCTTCGTCACTCAGGTTTTTGAATATGTCTGTGCTTACTCGCCCGACACCAATCTTGCCCTTCCATCCGGTAAGATCAACCAACCCCGTGCGAGCGGCACCGATCGCACCGCCGAGGGCGCGTTCCGGTATTTGGTAAAGATTAAATAACATATTAGCGACGACATTAACTGCATGCGTCGGCGGGGCACTGAGGATCGATGATATGTATGCCTCACCTATCATGTTCAGCCCTTTGTTAACCCCCAGCAAAATCTTGCTGGCAAATTTCATCTTTTTGTCGGGCGGTAGCGCTGCAAGCAAGACCCGTATCTCTTCAGTCTCTGCATCGCCAATGCCGGAATTATCGTATCGCTTCAGAATTTCTGTAACAGATGTCAGATCGCCCGGCGCTTCGACTGTTCGACCAAACGCTGACCGCACACCCTGCGCTGCACCGGCTTCGCTCGCAGCGTTTTCAATACGCGGTGCCAAGTTGCTGACCAGCGCAAGAGCGTGACGCAGTTCCTCAGTCGTCCCGTTCTCTTGTGCGTTTTGCAGTGTCGCTAACAGATTAGAGCGAACATATAACGCTCGCGCTGTTTCGACTTTGTTGAAGGCTTGCCCCGGCTTGGTCTGCATGAGGTCAAGGATCAAGCGATCCATGCCAAGCTCTTGCGCCTCTGCTAGTAACTCCTCAAGAGTACGCTTATCACCGACACCGGAGAACTTGTCATCGAAAGCCTGATACAGACTTGCGAGATATTGCTTTTCCGTTTCATCCAGCAGGGATTTGTTTACAAGGTTAGGCCGCACAATTTCGACTAAATCCACGCCTTCACCAAGGACACGCCGAAGTTGATCGACCTCTTGCTCTGACGCAGGCTCTATGACCAAATTAGTGCCGGTCATTCCCGGCTCGACACGCACCGCGCTAGGCGCTTCCGGCATCTCGGGTTTAAGCCGTTCCTGCTTCCGCACTTGGTCAAAGATAACTTTAGCTGCAGACCTGACAGGGCCAGCCAATTGGATTTCTGTCGCCGGTTCCTCTACGGCCTGCGGCAACCCCTGCAGTTCTTCCTCTTCTGCGATCGTCTCCATCGGGATTGTTCCCGGCGGGACGATATTGGGGTCAGTCTGTTCTGCTTGCGTCAAATCATCAAGCGGCAGCATCGGTTCAGTTGTCATTTTGCTCCCTCTCGACTTGTGACATTGCTACGGCACCACCGGCAGTGAACAGCGGTACGCCTTTCTTCATAAGGCTGTCGCGCATTTTCTTTGTAACCGGCAGCGTCCATACCTTTTCACCACCTTCTAATTTTGTCGCGGGTTTCGGAATGTTTAATAAATTAAGTTCCTCATCCGACAGCAATAGTGCATCGTCAATAATTGATAATCGATCCTCACCCGACAAGTTCTCCCACACTTTGCCACGTTTCTCTGCCAAAGCCTTTGCGACGTCTACCATGTTTTCGTCGCTTACACGCGGCACTATTGATTCCGCAAATTCTGTTTCTGTATTTATTCCCGACACCCCAACCTTCGCGCCGAATTTCTTGCCCCACTTGGCCGCGTAGTTTTTGAGCATCTTGTCATAAAAGCCCTTCATGCCTTCGCCGCCGACTTCAAGTTGTTCGCCCGTCAATGAACGCAAGCCATTTTTCGCAGTTTGCGACATCAACCTATCTGCTGCCTCTTTTCCAATAAGTTCCGGTAAATCGTCCGGTTGCACGCCTGTTCTGCCTATGACCTCTTCACCGTCCATACCATACGCTTTGAAATTAGTTCCGCTGTAATGTATCTCGCTGATTTGCTTACTCAGATCATACCGCTCGGCCTGCATCTTGCCGGGCGTCCACGCGATTGCATCGTACCCTTCTTCTGCTGCCATACGGGCAACACGCCGGAATGACATCTCATGCCACGTTTTCTTCATCGGAGCGTCAGGGACTCTAGCAAGTTCTCTTGACGGGCGTGTTATTTCAGAGCGTTGCTGTTTTAGCTGCGCTCTCTCCGCACCAATCTCCGATAATTCTTTAATTCTGTCAGCGATGGCGGGATTGGCAGCGCCAAACGCTTCATCTACATAGAAACTGCCGTTTGTGAAAACACGACCAATAACCTTGTAATCATTGTTTTCAATAATATCCCGGCTATAAAAATTCACACCGTTGCCATCCGGCAAAGCTGTGCCGCCTAAACCGTAGTTGTCAAAAAGATCACCGTTTATTTCCATTTCTTGATCAAGCAACTTATCTAAACGGCCATTTATTTGCGCGATGGCAGCGGTGTCTTCCGGCGTTTTATAACCTGCCTTGCGGCCCTTCTGATGCCAATCGCTCTGTATTTCTTCAATAAACAGAATGCGCTCACCGTTGGGACCGGTGCGATCATTGAGGCGCATGTGAGCTAGGACGTTGGGCTCGTCAAAATGGCCGCCTCTGTAGATATTGCTTGCGCTATCCATCAATTGATTAAATTCAGCAACCTCATCAGGATCGTTTAACTTTCCGGCTATATCCTTCCGTTTTAATTCCTCATATCGTTCAACATTAACACCTCGATTTTTAGGCAGCGTCAGCAGCACCTCGCGATAGTTCTCGCCGCCGGGTAAGGTGTATTCGGAGAATTTGGTGCGGTCCCCAGTAACTTCTAATTCACGCTGAAAATCATCAAATGCGTCTAATATATCCTCTGCCGCGTCACGCCCTTCCGGCGTAATCCCCTCTAAGACATCATCTAAATCACCCTCATTTCCAAATTTATTACCGAACCTAATAGACTCCGGGTTTTCCAAGTCGTCTATATCTACACTTACATACGTTCCACCATTAGCCTCATATTTGGCGACTAGGTCTTTTATTGAGTTTTCAAATTCATCAACTGTGCCACGGGTCGGGTATGCGACCTCCTCAAGCTGCACTTGATTGGCCTGCACGTACTCTTGCACCTCGGCTTTCGTCACCGACTTCTTGCCCCGCAAGAAATCATCGAGGCCAATCCACGCCATCTCTTCCGGCTTGACGCCCTCACCCTTCGCAATCATTGCCCGCATCTGCGAAGCGCTGCCCTTCTCCATCGGCAACGCTTCGACAGCGCGATTGACCGCGCTATAAAATCCAATGTCGGAAACGTCAGCGGCGCGATCGACCGGTACAGTCGCACCACCTAGCCCCATGTTCATCACAGTGGGATCGGGCGCACCACCGCGCAATAATTGCTGAGTTGCCCGCGCCGCCACGCCGACGCCCTCTAACTGTTCCATCATACCGCCCATGAGAGCGCGACCGAAATTGATCAGTTGATTGTCTTCACTCAGATCAATCTCTTCGCCTGTCTGCGCGTCAGTGATCACACGCGGGTATAGCTGCCCTTGGTGCAAAATGTAATCGTCGGACGGTACGCCGGAAAACGTACCGGACGCCGCGTCATAATAATCACCCAACGGTACAGTCGGGTTTTCAATCACCGCCATTTGATAATCGACCGGCTTTAGCGAGCCGTCTTCTATACGATCCTCAACCTCACGAATCCTAAATTGCTGATACGCTGCACCGAAGTCATCACCGAGAAGCTGCAGAGCGTTCGTCGCTAAATCAGACAACCGACCGCCCACCTCATTCGATGGCGCTCGCTCCTGCATTGCGTCGTCAGCAGTCGGCTGTGGAAAGCCCTGCATCTCGTTGCCACCAAGGATAGGATTGCTCTCAGGGCCGGGCTCAAACGTGATCGGGTTAAACCCGGTCGATGTTGCCCGATACATCTGCGACGGCGCGCCCAAGGATCGCAGGCGGGCTCGCTCCAAAAACAGGGCCTCAATGCGGTCCTCGCTCATTGCGTCAGCCCCGTCCGTAATTGCTCAATTACATCAATTTGCCCAATCAACTTGGTTATGTCTTTTTTTGCGCTTGCCCGCGCTGGCAGCAGTCTATCAAAATTCAATAAAATATTTTTAACTGCGCTTAAATCTTCCAAATTTTCATCAGTCAAACTATCGGGCAGCTCAACACCTGCACGTTGACCTTCGGGCAATTTTTGCAAAGATGTTTGGAGAAAACTGAGCCTTGATCGATAACTCTCTTTTAACGCTTTCACCGCAGCAGGCAATTCGATATTCGTCATTGCCTCGGAGACTTTGCGGAAAGCCTCGGGTAGATGGTTTCGCGGTACAAAACGCCCCAACTCCCCAAGGGCTTCTGCATTACCGCCCAACGCATCCCTATGCTTACGCAGCTCTGCCTCTATGTGATCGACTGCGGCATTGTATTGCTGATTGGCTTTCACTCTTGCCGCTGACAATTGCTGTCTAGCCGTTAAGAAATCCGGTTGATATTTCCGTTTTATCTCATCAAGCGCTTTCTTCATCAAAGCATCTTGCTGGTCTCGCAATTTCAAAAAATATTTAGATTTGGTCGCTGACTTAATTTCGGCCTTAAAAATGTCAGCAGGCGACA